GCTTCCCCAAATACACCATCCCAAATATCATCATCGTTCAAGGGATCTATGTCCGCAGTATGGCCAGCGGCTACGGTCTTGTAGTTGGTGATGAGTCCTTCTGCTTCTTCGTAGTCACCTTGGGTGGTGGAGTAGGTGAGGTCCTCTTGAAGTCGATGTATCTGTCGTTTCCTGAGAAACACTCCAAGTTCGTCGAGTAGAAAGGGAACGTTAAAGGATGGATCTCGTTCGTATTGAACCGAGAGGGATTCCAAGAAGTCATGAGTAGCGGATACCAGTTCTTCATCTCGATCATCCTCAGACCACGAATGGTAGTGATCTTCTATGTGGGATTGAGGGGCTTCGTTGTATTCAGTGAAGTGAGCGATGCACCACTCAGCGATGAGCTTGAAGTGTTTGGCGTTGACCAGCTCTAGATTGATGAGGGAATGAGCCTGAGAAAGGAAGGGGGTGCTCATGATCATGGCTGTGAGGAGGCGTCTTTCCATCCCCGAATCAACTTTGCGCCGCTTCATGGGAGCCGTTCTAAGAGCCGATAATTATTTTTGGGTGGTCTTGGTCGCATCACATACCGATCGTTTGACTACGGGTCTGGGGTGGCGTCTAGTGGTTATCACCACTTGTCTATCAGCTCCTCCAATTCTTCTTTGCTGATCTTTTTGCCCTTTTTGAGCGTCTTCTTCTTTTTGAGCTGAAGAAAGCTGCCTGCTTTCTTTTGGGCTTTCTCTTTCTCAACTTCCCTTCTAGTCATGGCATCTTCTAGCCTGGTGAACTTCTTTCTGAAGGCTGAGCCAGACCAAACGACAGGGATCATCCTACCGTTGGGGTCGCCATTGATTTCTAGATCAGTGCAATACCAGTCCAAGACTTTCTTGATTTCATCTGGCGTGAATCCATCAAGCTCATGGAGTTTTCGGAAATGGGAAGCCCGCATTTTGGGAGTGGAGTTTTTAGGGACTTTCTTTATGGGTTTGATGGCTTCTGCCAAAGGAAGGGAATAAGAGTCAACCCAATCTGTTCCGGCACAGGCGGAACAATGTTCTTTCTTAGGGATGTTCTTTCTTAAGGAAGGAGTAATACCACGTAGTGTATTACTTCTTCTGTATGTATCGCTTTCGATACCCAGCAAGGTATCGCTTTTGATACCTTCGTGGGATTTGCCATTACTCTCAGATTTCTGACGTTCAAGCGTCTTTTCTATGACAGAAACCCTCACATATAGCCACCTTCGGCGCCGCATCTTCCCACGTAGGTTGGTGGTGATAAGGCCCCTCTCTTCCAGCTTCCCTAGCGCCACTTCCATCTGTATTTTGGATAGGTGAGGGAGGTATCCTCGTAGCTGTTTGGTGGTGGCTTCAAACCACCACTCATCATCCTGTTCTGACTTGATTCGCATGGTGGCTATGTTGACAAGGGATGCCAAGAGGATGGCTTCTCTCTCTGAACAGATACGAAGGAAATCCCTGGGCAGCATGAACCACTGGCCAGGGTCAAAGCATCGCAGTCGATTGTAGTAGTCCATCAGTCCTCTTCCCATCTTCTGTAGTAGAAGGTCCCATCGGGGTTGTCTTTTCGCCACAATGGAGGGCCTACCGTTCCGTCTACATTGACACCTGAACAGACCAACACCCATTCTTTCCCTGTTTTATCATCCATCAGACTTTCAGTTCCTCTCTTAGTCGCTTTACATCTTTGCGGAGCATGTCGCCAGGATCAGTCTTCAGTCCTGTGATGATCTCTGTCTCGCCAGGGAAGTAGGACAGCCACTCTGCTAGTTTCTGGGCTTGCTTTTGTGCCTGTTCGTCTGGGTCGAAGATGATGAATCTCCGCTTGAAGCGTCGTAGCTTGTTGGCTTGGATGATGTTCCAGTCAATCCCTAGAGTCCCCACAGCACCAGGACCCATCCTCCATACATCGGGCCCTCCTTCTACGACTAACACATAGTCTTCCTGCGCTTTGTCGATTCCATACACCCAGCCTTTGGGGTCCTCTAGGCATTTTTCATCTTCAGTGACGCGGTATTTTGGTTTGGTGTCTTGGCCTAGAGCCCTTCCGATCCAGCCTATGATCTGAGCTTCTTCGTTGCGCACAGGGAAAACGATGCGCCATTGCCATCTCCCTGAGAGGTGGTGGGTTCCGTGCAAATCCCACAGCTCAGCCTGTTCAGGCGTGATGTCTCTGCTGCGCAGATATTCCCAATGCTTTCCTACCCCAGCCATGAGTGGGTGAGTCAGAGGTTTAGCGTATGGAGGCGCTTTGACTTTCCTTTGTCGTGCTAGTGCTTTCCCTTTTGTCTCGGGTCTGGCATCGTCATACTTGCCTAGGATCCTGTAGGCATGTTCCTTAGAGACCTTCGCCAGCGCACGAATCACATCGATGTGGCGCAGTCTTCCGCAACGCCAGCAGTTGAAATACCCCTTGGATAGGTTGAAGCCCAGATGGTATCCATGCCCAGCATCGGTGCAAGAGGGACAGTGGGTTTGAAGCCAGCCTCTAACACAGTGGTGGTGTCCTCCTGTGATGAAGGGGACTCTATGATCCTGAGCGAAGCGAATGAAGTTAAGCATCAGGAGTGATCAATCCGCGTGATGTATCTCATATCATGGATTGCTGGCATTATTCGTTGAAGGATTCCGAAACGAAAAACTCGTTTCGGTTTTCCCGTTTTGCCATCTAGATTTCCTAGGCCCTCGCACTTTTGGCAAACGGATATGGATGTAGTTAGAACCGCCCAATAGTTGAATCCGTTTATGCACTTGGGACACTTCATCCCACAATCCTTTTCACTCGTAGCACCTTCTTTCCCTCTACTGAATCTAGAAACGCTTGCAGCAGATTCATGGAGCCGTTCTCTTTCCCATCCAACACTCTGGCGCAGAGACCATCCTTACGCTCTATCACGCCTAGTATCCGCTCTTCTATGGTGTTCTTCCCAACCAGGTAGTAGCAGTCCACATGCTCTGTCTGACCTATTCTCAGAGCCCGGTCTTCTGCCTGATCATGCTCAGCAGGAGTCCACCCAATCTCTAGGAAGAGCACATTGGATGCTACCTGCAAACCGTCCAGTCCAGTCCCTGCTGATTTGCGTTGCCCTAGGAACAAGCGGCACTCTGGATTGTTGATGAACTTCTCTACCTGTGCCTGCCTCTTCCTCCCTCTCACTGATCCATCAACAAGTGCAGCACCAGGGAAGGCATCAATCAGTTCAGCCTTGATCACCTTGTGGTAGTAGAAGACCAGCAGCTTTCCATCGGTAGACTTCAACCAGTCCTCTATCCATTGGATGGCGAACTTCATTTTCCCTTGTGCTGCTAGCAGCTTCAACGCATTGAGCCTCACGATTGCTTCAGCTCTCGCTGCACGGTCTACAGCTTCCTTCCCTTTGTTCCGCGCTAGCCAAGACAGGAAATCATCCTGAGCTGTCTCGTATTCTTCCCTGTTGGTGATGTCTAGTGGCATCACAGTCCGTGATTTGTGGGGCAGCTCCTTCAACACCTCATGTTTCATACGCCGAATCATGATCTTCTTCAGGCGTCTGTGGAGTGCGTCTAGATTAGAGCTGCCTGTGAAGTCCCATCCATAGGGACCTTTCTTAGCTGCGCAATACTCAAACGCAAATTTCCAAAACGATGTGAATTCCTCCGGTCTGATCATTTGCAAGATCGGGAACAGCTCAGAGGGAGTTCCCATCATGGGAGTGCCAGAGAGACCCAGGACATACTCACAATCCAGTGCGAGGGTCTTGCATGCCTTGGTGCGTTTCGCCTTTCGGTTTTTTACGAACTGGCTCTCATCAATTATCAGGAGCTTCACATCAAGCTCTAGGAGAAAGTCAAGCCAGTAAAAGATGATGTCGTAGTTGATGATCAGGATGCCATGCGCCTGGACGGCTTGTCTCACTTCCTTCTTCTGCTGCTTGACCACCCGCTTCTTCTTTTTGGTCTGTTGCTTGGCAGTCTTCATAGCACCACGCTTGCGGCGAAATGAAGGGAAATCCTTTTTGTCTAGTTTGCGTAGCTTCTTCTTGAGTCGCCTATCTAGCTCTGCATCTGTTGGGAGTTGTCCGTCACAGACAAGGGATTCTAGATTGGCGTGCTTGTAGAGTTCATTCTGCCATCCATACTTGAGAGGGGCTGGACAGACTACTACAAGGGGCCTGGCTTCAGGATGGATAGCAGCCCAGCCAATGCTCTGGAGAGTCTTCCCCAAGCCCATGTCATCGCCTATGAGCGCTCTCCCATTCCACTTCTCAACAAACCGCACGCCACGTGTCTGGAAGCGGTATGGGGTGGTGTTCAGAGCCTCTCGTAGCCTGCTGCCTACGCTCATTCTGCGTTGTATTCCTCTGCT